CCTTCTAAATATTCTGATCTACTGTCAATTGTGTTAATCATATTATTTGCTCTGTGCTGGAAGTTTAAAGCTGTAAGTGGCCAAGCCTGAATCCACAGTGATTTCTGCAATACCGTCATCACTAATACGCATGACTTTGTCACCGGTTAGATCAAGAATACTGATCACAGTCTTAACTGGCCAACTCCATTCACGCTTGAGGGTACCACCTACATCTGGCTGGAACACAAAGTTACCTGCGTGGGTAGAGTGATCACCAAAATAAAACTTTAGATCTTTACCATCTGTTTTGGCTTTGAAATTAACTTCTTCAGCATTGGCACTGGCCTGCATTTTCAATCGCTGAACAGCAGCCACAGTTGGCTCAAACTCAATGTGCCATGTAACTGGTTTCATCTTGACATTTTTTAACTTCTCATTAATGATTTCTGTGGCCATAAAACGATAGCTGTTTTTAAAATCACCTTCGGCATTTTCAAATGTGAGTTGATCTAATGCCCCTGTGTCCTTGCGTGTAATAGCAAGTTTGGCATTTTCTTTGTAAGGTTGCAAATTTAGCAATACCTTGAGCTTGCTTAAATTTGGCATACCAAATGTGCCAATAAAGTCTGCTACCGGTCCGGCAAAGGTGCCATCAACAATAACGCTACGGTCTTCGGCAAGTCCATTAATTGCTGTAGACTTGTCGTCGCCGGTGATCTTAACTAGGTCAATGCAACCTAAGTCATAAGTGTGTTCTACTAAGTCTAGTAAGTGATCTTTCATTTAATTCTCCTCGTTTGTTTATTGTACAGTGTTTATTTAGATTTTGCAACAGGTTTAGGTAATATTTTTGCCAAACTTTGGCCGCCACGCAATGAAGTTAGCTGACCTGGTTTACGGAATTCGATCCAACTCCACGCACCATCATCGTCGTAACAAAACGTTTCTTCAAATCCTATGTACTTTGCCCAACCTCGAATCAAGGTGCCAGGTGTATAGCTGGTAGTATTTTGTTCAACTGACTCCATGGCTTGATAGCGATCACAATCATTGAATGTAAAAGCCAGAACGCCGCCAGGTAATAATTTTTGATAAATTTCTTCAATATATTTTTTTATCATTTCAAATGGTTTGTAATTAAAATAATTATAGGCCAGGCAAAATCCAATTTGTTGGTCGGGTAACCGGTTCAGGATTGGATCATCAAATGACTCTTCAATTACATAAGGACGTAGTCTGTATTGATAGCTTTGATTATATTGTTGCATTGATGGTTCTAATAGATAATAACTTTCATCAATAACATATAATGGATCAGCACCAACCATTTCTTGCATAAACGGTTCTTGCATAGGATGTATAATCATGCCAGGATGTTTCCAACCACATTGTGAAGCCACACGAGATTTCAACATAATTGCAACCTCTGGGTCTATTCGTGTAGGCTTGTTACGATGAAAGCTGACTGCATCAGGGCTCTGCGCAGATTTTTCAGTTAATTGTTTTTCATACCATTTATAGCTTCGATGTAACCATACATTACCTTGCTCTTCAATATGGCGGGTTACTTCGTGTTTTAATGCAGTTACTTCTTGTTCAAACGTTGTAAAGGATTCTTGTAGTATTAGATTTTTTTCTAGTAGGCGTAATCGAAAAGACTCGTTAACACCTGCCAGCGGAACGTCGGCTTGATGCATGATCAAAGCTGCTCTTTCACTGGTAGTTTGTTGTAGATCCGTTACTGTCATTTCTGACAAGTGATTACTTAATCGGATCAGTTCTACTAGATTCATATTACCACTCAAATAAAGTTTGGAAAGTGTTTTCGGTGTTTGTAGCACTGGCTAAATCCCACTCCAGTACACCTAATAAATTGTCCAGCTTCTGATCAACCACAGTAGCTTCCATTTCACTATCATCAAATGGCAAGTCTTTGAACCATTGCGGCAAATGTTGTTCATCTGTGGGATATCCAATGCTAGTCCAACCAAGCGGATTTGATTTGAGCTTGCATACAATGGTTTTCATGCCATCAACAATCTGCATACTGTACTTGTCACCATTCATCCTACGTAGATTGTTCCAGTTAAGTGCCGCACGGACATGTCCTGGCATGTTGGCTTTGCCCAGGCGTTCTTCTTCTTTACCATACTTGGTCAAGTTGTTGACACGTTTAGGACTGCCCTTTTCCCAACCTGGACGCTCTTTAAATATATATTTGAACTCACGGATTTTTTCAATGATCTGTTCACGGGTGGCACCAATCAGCACGTCGTTAAGAATTTCACTTAGAAACTCTTGAATAATCTTGGGTGTATCACTACGCTTGAGATCTAGACCCATGGCTTTTACTTTGCCCGGCAATCCATGCGTATCTTGACGTTTGCCTTCTTTGTCAATGATCATTACAGCATAACGCTTCTTGGTAATAAACAACCCTTTGCTGGCTACCACTTCACGACCGCCTTTGATTACACTGCCTATCTCTCTTGGCACATGAAATGCCTGTTCCATAAATCCAGGAAAGCTAGCATTGACTTGATCTGAGATGCTGTCGTACAACGCAATAGCAGTTTCGTTACTCCAAGACATTGCACCTGACTCAATTTCTTTTTGTAACACAGGATAGGCTGTAAAATAACAGGAATCAGTGTCACCATAGATAATTGCTTCACCTACGTGATCATATTTGCCTGTAATACATTCGTTTACATAAGCATCCATGTGCTTGGCAATTGCACGACCAGTAAGAGTTGTGGATTGGCCAATACGCTTATCAAAGAACCTGCAACCAGGATTAAGAATAGCACCATAGAGACTGTTGAGGTTAATCTTTTTAACAAGCTGACGTTTGTCCCAGTATTCTTCATCTTCTGCATTTTTACATTCTTTCAATTTGGCCTGCATTTCTTTACGCTCGGCATACCAGCGTTTTAATAGTCCGGGAATGACTGCTTCTTTTTCATAGGTAAAGATAGTTCCATTGGCTGTAAGCATCCAGGGATTATTATTATCAAAAATTATTTTCCATACATCAGCGGCACTATGAACCGACTCTTCACCATCTTTCCAATCGATGGTAATCTCTGTACCTGGTTCTGTATTCATGACAGCCGCATATTCTAGACTACCAAATAGACCCTCCCATGCTGCGGCAAAGCTCGATCCACTACGCATCTTGTCTTGAATATAACGATCAGTCATTATAGGACGTAATTGTCCAACAATGGTCTCTGGTCCCATGTTCAAGGCACGAATTGCTGATGGATACAAACTGTTGATGTCAATTGAACCAACGTATTCGTGTATGCCTTTTTTGGGATAAGCAACATAGGCACCTGCGGCCTGCGTGTCTTCATCACTGTAACGTTCTTTGCGGTTTGGCACAACCATGCCACGTTCATGTGCTTCATTGATAATGGCCTGCTCGGTTACAGCCACAGCACCCATTGTGGTCTGTAGCAATACGGTATTTTCATGTGCCAAGGTGTTAGCAAGATCTAAGAATTTTAATTTCTTGTCCAACTTGGCAAGGATCATTGTGTCTTGTCTGTTGTATTCAATAAACTTTTTAAAGTTTTGATTGTACAGCTGATCCAATGTGCCTTCGAACACTGTTTTAGTTTCTTGGAGTTCATATTCAGCAATAGCATCCAAACTATAACTGTGACGTTCTTCATAGGTATACTTGCGATACAGTTGCATATAGTCCATATGCACCCGACCAATCAAGTCATATGTCTCATTCTCTGCACCAAAGCGTTCAAACATACGCTTTTTAGGATACTGATTCCATAAACAAAAACGACGTGTGTCATCCTTGCTGAGTACCCGAGTAACACGATTTACAGTGTAAGGTATATCATAACCCTCGCTGTTCCAACCCGATAATGCGTCAGCATCTTCAATGAGATCTAGGAATGTTTTTAACATTTCGTCTTCACGCTCAAACACAACGCAGTTTTCAAACTCTCTAGCGATCTCGTCCGCAGTCTCACGGCTCATGTGCTTGGGCGGAACAACTAGGGTGACCATTTGCTCTAGCCATTGCAAGTAAACTGAAATAGCAGTGATGGCATTGAATGGGTCTGTGGTTGGTGAGAATCCACGCTCGGGATCAAAATCCACTTCAATGTCAAAGAACGCTACATTTAACCGAGGACCATCTTGTCCTTTGTAATTGTCTTCTAGACAACGAAAGATCGGATTGATGTCAGATTCATACAGTTGTTTACCACTCTGTATGCGAATCTCTTTGCGAAATTCTTTGTTGTTGCGTGTGCTGAATCTGCTGACAGGTGTGCCAAATAGGCTTTGAAATTTACCACGAGGATCCTCGTAGTAGAAGATGTAGTTGGCCGGATATTCTTGGTAGACTCTACGCCCATCCTTCCGTTCAACTACATGAATACGATCGTGCTCACGATCAAATAGTGCATCTACATAACTCAAATTTTTCTCCGTTTATGGCCGGTTAGCCATGATTCATGTTCGTAACGTGAACGACTCGATTGTTATTGAAAACAATATTTATAGCGTTTTACCTACACTGGTCAAAATTGTTTCTAACAATTCGTGATCCTGTTGTTCGCGACCAAATTCACTCTTATGTGCTAGCTTAATTGCCTTCTTAAGGATGTTGGGTTTGATATCCATTTCTTCGGCAATGGCTTTAACAGTGTCATTGAGGCCACCAGTTAAGGTTTCAATTTCCATCATGACCTGCATGCCTTCGTTGATCACTTGAGTAAGTTTGGCTTGTTCTGCACCGCTGAAAGTTCTATTGTTAGACATGTAATTCTCCTGATTAAGTTTTACTATTATACATGATTATTTAGAAAAAGCAAGAGAGTTTTGGTAAAAGCTCACTTTAAGTTACCATTCCGGGGCACGACTCCCATAATAACTAGCCCAGCAGCCGGGCATACACTAGTAACCATAAGGTCCTAAGGTAGTGTATTCTTTTATTTACGTCCAATCTTCATGTAGTCCTGATATAAGCCATCAGGATCTCGCAAGGTCAGTGTGCCTTGATATTGAGTCTGACTCAGCTGATAGGCCTGATCAAACTGTTCAAATGTCTCAAACTGATTGGTAGCCGCAGGATCATTGTTGCGTGTTTGTAACACAACTTGGGTGCCGTTAGGTATGCGATCAAACCAACTAGATCCTTTGATGTTATGACAGCTCAAGTTAATAACCAGTCCGTCGGTACCCATCTGGTCATAAGACAACCGGTTGGCATCTTGATGTATGGGTTTGATTTTACGATCTAACCCTAATTTGTCTAGACGTGCCTGGCCTGCAGCCAAGGATTTAGCATTGGTATCGTCGTTGATAATACGATCAAACTGGATGTATCGGTTCAACAACAACAGCATAAGAGCCACGTTGCCGTACCAGGAACCCAAGATGTAAATAGTGTCAAATTTGTTTTTTATTTTGGACAGCATGGCAATGGCCCAGAATCTTTCCATCAGTAGACTGCGGTGATCACTTCCGGACTGTGTATCAGCAGTTACTTCAGCAAGGGGCGTAAGGATTTCTTGGGCAATCACTATTGTCGTCCTCAGGGTACACTGGATATTCGTTCATACTGTTACTTACCATCCACATGCAGTTGGCTACCATTGTTGAAGCTGGGACTAAATGGACTATTAGCAACTCGTCCACCTTTGCTTTGGCTCCACGCATAGCCGGCACGATGACCTGAACAGTCCTTGGTGCAGGGTGATCCTAAAAACTCAAGTTCGTTTAAATCATCTTTGAGCCATGTGTTGGCAAAGGCTTGACACAACTCTTGAATCTTTTTATTCTTTGTAATCTGTAAATGATAAGTTTTGTCGCCGGCCTCGGTTTGTTGACTAGGATCTCTGTAGCCAGCGTAGACTTTGTGTACTGGTGTACTACTGATTAGATCTCGACAGCTATCGCCCAGGCGGTCTTCCATGGGTTCAGTGCAAGGACTACAAGTTGTTAAAATGATACTGCCTTTGGGTATGTCGCCAAATCTAGCTTCATAAGCTTCTATAGCCGCACGTTCGCCATGCACATCTTTACGGCCACGACGATAATTCAGTGCGGCCACACAGTTGTTGTCGGGATCCAACACAGCCGCGGCTACCATGCCGTATTCTGCAGGATCCTTGCGTTGACCAGCAATTACCATTTCGCAAAGACGTACTAGGATTTGATCTAGTTTGTCATGATTGCAAATTTGAAAATCACTGATCTTCATCTTTATCCTGTATAGGGCCGCCTTCAACCCAGGCATCACAAGTACGTTTGGCTGCACACTTGAATTTTAAAAATTTACAATAGCCCAATGTGCCAGCATCTATAGTACTCGTAGGATCAGATCCTGGTTCACTACCAATGCCCTGGGCTATACAGTCTTGCATTTTGCTAGTGATATCAAATGCCGCACAATTGCCGCAACGATTGTGTTTTACACTATCAATGTCAGTGGTGTTCCATTTGTCGGCTAACTCTTGCCAGTATTCTTCATTGGGCTCGTTAGGATTCAGTGGACCGTAGTGGTATTCATCAATGGCCTTTTGACGATTCTTTAAATTAAGTTCAATGCTCTGAGTAGCCGGAGGACACCCAGCTTCTATAGCTTCAATAAGATTTAATAGGTCTCTCATTTTTTACGCCCTGCACAGTGAGCTTTTTGTGAGAAGCCTTTTGGATTGGCACAGTTGATACTGCTTTTGTATTTTTGTGACCATTTTTCGTTGACCTCTTCAGGAACTCCAAGGATCTGTTTTACTTGATTAACATACGCACTAACATCGCTGGTGCCAATTTCGTCTACATCGCCTACATTGTAAGCAACTTCTTCAGCGGCCTGCATGACTTTTTCTGGACCAAACTTCATCAACAGATCTGTGTGTGCAACCATGATACGATTAAGAATAGCACGTTCAACAGCTTCACTGTCAGTGCTGTATTCTTCTTTTACGGTATTTTTTAAATTACCGTAACGTGCTTCTAAATCGTTAATAGCTTGTTTAATAATTTGTTTGTTGGCTGGATTAGTCTCCATTGACATCATACGGAATAACTTATCGCGTTGATCTAGATACTCTTTACGGTTAGTAGGTTCCTTTAGTAGTCCTTCGTTGACTTCGTCTCCAAATGGCAAATACCAGAACCAATTTTGGAATCCACCAGGGTTGGTATCGTAGTCCATGTGCGCACGGTTACGAGCACCGGTCATCATGCGTTTGAATTCAGCTTCGGCACCATGTTGTTCTGCAACAGCTTCTAGTGCGTCGTAGAGTTGTCCGGCTTTGAAACTGTCTCTGTTGCGTTCAATGCCAGGAGCCATGCGATTGTAAACATCAGCCAAGTCAGCATGTAGATTGCTCATCGCGGCTTCTGCTACACTCGAGTGTTTTTTAGCATCATTGTTGCCTTGCTTGATGGTGGCTTTGACAATGCCCTTGAAACGTTTATTACCACGCTCGATGTCACCGCGCTTGTCTGCGGTGCTAGCATCTGCACCTGCGGCTTTTTTATACTGTGCTAGTTTTTCTGTTGACAATTCATTTAATGAACCGCCTTGTGCTTTTGTTTTGGCCGCGGCCTCACGCTTCTTGCGGAAAATTTCACGGAAGTAATCTTCATCCTCTTCTTTACTGTAAGGATAAGGGTTGTGGTCACCACCAGATGCTTTACGTTTTATTTCGCCTGGACGGACATAATCAATACCTGGTAAATCCTCTAGTCTACCTTCCTTTACACCTTTGGCCGCAACTTCACGATCTAGATCTAATCTACGTTGTTGCACAGCCGCTTGATCAACATCTTTGTTTAATGACAAATCGTGCAATGCTTTGCGCTTGGCTGCATAATCTCCTTGAGGATCTTGAGGATTAAGTGCGGTCTCTGCTACACCTTGCTTTTGAATTTTATCAGCATAGAACTCACTTGATGCAACCTTGCCGCCATTCTTTTCAGCATAGGCTTTGGCACCACCGTGTGTTTTAAATTTCATAACTTTGTTGCCGTTGTACACTACCCATGAACCTGTTGAGTCTGCTTTGGCTTCTCTGTACTGTTCAGGTTTATACACCTTTAATGTAGTTTCATCATCGCTGTAAATACTGCCTTTGGCATGTCTTGGAGCTGGTTCATCTGCTTGTGCTCGTGGTGCCTGTGGTTTTTTAACCATGTATTTTGCGGCAGGCGCTGGCGCTATTATTGCCGGACGTGGCGCCTCAGGCGGCGGCGTAGCAGCATCTTCTGGAATATTTGTAGGAGCAATAGTAATAACAGAAGGATCACGGCCGTCTGCTTTAAACTTGGCTCGTAATTTGTTTGCTACAGCTTCTGCATGATCATCGTTAGCAAAGTCTTTCCATTTTTTACCATTGATATAAACTGAGTAAGGTGTGCGTGGTCGTCCCGTTCTCCGAGCAACCATTGCATCACTCCAGCCTTCTTTCATCATAATGCCATATTCACCCGCAGCTCGTTTAAGACCACCTGGAACCATACCGTCAATTTGTTGTAGTGTGAGATTGTATTGTTTCATTACAGGAGCAAGTAACTGTGCCATTGGAGCATTGGTCATACGACGTGCTTCGCCTGCTAACAGTTTTGTTACTTGTGCGTTGATAAACTGTGGATTAACTGATTCATCTAGCCCTTCATCATACCAATCATCTTCTTCATCTTGTTCTTGGTCAGCATATTGATTATACTCAATGTCGCTCAGGTGCATACTGTGTTTACCGTGGTTATACAAGTCAACAATAACAAATGTGCCACTTGGACTAAACTCGTAGATCTCGCCAGTAGCACCTTCAAATTCATTTGGACCTGTGACCACAATAGGATCACCGACACTTAGACGAGCTTCGCCTAACTGACTCTCGGCCATAGCTGGTTGCCTTTCTAAACTGCCAAATTTATTTGGATTAATATCCTCGGCATCATCAGGCAAAGCATTAATACTTTTGAGATTTTGTCCTAAATTTTTTCTTAAATTGGACAAGTAATTTCTACTACCCGGAGTTCCAAGGTCCAAGTTGGCCTGTGGTGATGGTTCAACATCGCCACTATTTTTTTGTAAAGTTTTAATTTTACTACTTAATTCTTTTTTAGTGCGTTCCATATCTTTGCGTATGGCTTCTAATTCATTGCGACTTTCGTCATCTTTTTGTGCTACTTTATTCCAGGTGGCCATGGCTGCCATTTTGGTTTTGAGTTCAGACTCAAGGTCTTTAATTTTACTGTAAATTTCTTGATCTTTTTGTGATAACTGTTCTGGATTTGCAACACGGGCTGGTTGAGGAACTGCCGTATCTGCGGATGCAGTAGACTGAGCTGGTGCTGTAGTTGTTGAGGTAGTAGCAGATGAAGGTTTGCCGGCTCTAATTGATTGCAGGCGTTGTGCAAGTCGGGCAACTTGGCCTTCGATGTTATCAATTTCACGCTCTTGTTGCTGATCCAATGACATTGATTTTTTTAATGCCGCATCTTGTTGAGCATTTACAGTTTCTAAATCGCCGATGGTGTTATCTGTTCGTGCTTGATTGACTATTTCGTCTTTGGCCAAGGCTTCGAGATCGCTATGTGCCGATGGATGGCGAGCCCGTATTTTTTGCAGTTCTCTTTGAACGGTAGTATCAACGGCACCTAGTTCATCGTCAGAATTTTTTTTTTGACCAGCTTCTTTAAACAGTGCCATTTGTCCAGGAGCACCCTGTGGTGGTTGTGGTTTTTCTTTTGGAAGATTATAGCGTTTAATACTATTTGACCAAATCATAAATTTATCTAGTGTGCTAAATGCATTAGAAATAGTTTTCTTAAATGAGTTGTCGTTCATATTTTTAAGAGCATACAATACATTAAAAATATGTGGGCGACTGATAGTTAGCCATTCTCCGTCTGGCATAGGAATTTTGACAAAAGGTTTCTTTTCATTCCAAGCCTTTAACAATTCCTGATAAACACCAAATCCATCGCCAAGTTCTTGACGGGCTTGCTCTTCGTCTTGCTCTTCAATTGTGTTGCGATCGCCGCGGTTCTTTCGCAACACATCAGGATGACTGATTGTGCCGGGTGTTGGTGCTTTGACTTGGTCTGGAGTCAACGGAGCACGGCCTTGTTGTTTACGTAGGTATGCTGGAATATCTTCAGGACGTGGGCCTTTTTGTTGTTCGGTTTCACCTAACCCGCCATATCCCATGCCTTCGGCTTTGATTTTAAAATAGCCGTCACGTTCAGCTTTGCACTTTTGGAATTCTTTCATCAATGCGGCTTTGACTTCTGCGGTTGGGGCTTTTTTAGCACGAGCTACAAGGTCGTCCATCTTCATGGCCAAGTCGTCAATTCTACGCTGTTCTAATTGATCTACTGCGCCTTCTGCAATGCGGCGTTCGTGGTCTGTGTTGAATAAGTCTAGTGCAAACATTTTTTTATTTTCCTTAAGCTTCGTCTATGTAATCCGCTGCTTCATCACGCTTACGTTGACGAGCGTTAAACATTTCTAAGGCCATCTCGGCCTCATCTAATGTTTTAAATTTTGTGGGCAAACAACGATTGCCGCGGCGTATTTCAAAACCACTTGGTTCATTGCCGTGTACTTCCCATAGGCCGCATTCATTGGCAACAGTTTTAACTGCTGTATTTTCTTTCATACTAACACCAGGCTCACCTGCAGGTTGTTCTGCTGGGATTTCGCCACTTAGAGCCGAGCCCATTTCGCTATCTTCCGTTTGTTTGACAACAAGAGCACGATCCTTGGTATCTTTTGTTTTGATATCTGTGTCGTCTTTTTTCTTGTCTTTAAGGTCAGTGTCTGTTTTAATTTCATCTGCTATGTTGCTTAGATAATCAGCAAATGATTTTTTAACTTTGTCTAGTACATCTTCGGCCACAGCAGTTTCATCTAGCTCTTCTGATTCTTCGCACCCACCAACTAGTTTACCGCCCATTGGGTTTTTAGGATCAGTCTTGGCCGTGAGTACTGCCACTGTTTTGGGTTTAAAAGTAGCACCCAGTTGATTTACACTGCGTTGGTTTTTATCGAGTCCTTCTTCAAGGATTCGTAGTCGTTCTACAATCGAATAAATGTCGTTATGGTCGTGCGCCACGGATCATGCCCTTGCGTCTTTCAAATAACTCTTCAATTGCCAGGAATACTTGCCATGACTGCTTTGGCGTTCTGCGGCAAAATTTGCAACGTCTTCACGACCTTCAGCAGTGGCAGCATCAAATACTTGCTTGCTCATGTCAATCATGGTCTGTGTATCTGCGAGTAATTCTTGTAACATTAATCGGGCACGAGGAACCTTGGTCTGGTCCTGTATTTGTGATAATTCTTGGAAGCGACTCAGGCTCCCGGGGGCATATTCTTCTGTGGTACGGATGTATTCAGCAATAGGATCTACAGCTGCATAGGAATCTTCATAGATGTTGCTGAAAAACTCATGCAATTCACCAAAATCTGGACCTTCTACGTTCCAATGGAACATATGAGCCTTTAGGTAATAGGCAAATGTTGAAGCCAAGTAAGTTTTTAACAAATCTGCTAGCATTATTTCTTCCGTTTATATTTCTTGTACTCTGCAGGCGTATTAGGCGTTGCATCGTCAGTAGTGTATTTAGTGCCCTTAAAGAAACTACCACCATTTCTTGACAGCGTAGCACCTAGCGCCACGGCTACAGGGGCTATACTACCACTACAAGTGGACCCAACACTGGCACCACCATCTTCTTTTAAATTGATAAATTCTGATAATCTCAATGGGCGATCCTTAGTACATTATCTTTTATGGTAGCAGTACCGTAATCCACACGCATATTTGTCACAGTTAGCCGGGCTAAATGTGGTGGAACTAATTCAAAACGTATGCGATATTCGCCAGGCTCGGCTTCAATTTGTAGTGCTTCTTGGAGATACATATCAGTCCAGCGCCAAGTGCGCTCAGCAAATAATTCGTCATTGACATAGGCACGATAAATGGGGTTGAAACTTTCCCACTCACAATCTACATCACACAGCACACGAACAAATTGTTTAGTCATGCTGTATTTAGCGGAATTTTATTTGACTTCTTTAGTGGATCCAATGTGCCATTCTTCTACACCGTATTGTGCCCGCATTAATCTACGTGCTTCCGTGGCATTTGCGGCTGTAACCGTGACATCAATATAGCCCACATAGTTGGGCTGACTGATACGCACGGGTGCGGTCCAGAGTTTATATTTTGGGTATATTTCTTTGGCTTTCATCGTCCTGTCCATTTGGCTATCATACTAGCCTGACTAGTGTACATGCCAGTGCCATGACGAGCACTACGCATACCGTGTGTTCCAGGGCGTACAGGAAACGTATATTTTACCCAATTGTCATCTTGTGCTATAATCTCGTCACCTGGGCGAGCTTTATATTTTTCAGTAGGTTCCATGTTGTAGCCCATGACTTCTACGCCAGGAATACTGTTCAGCATGAGCCACATGCGTTGCCCGTGCTTGGTTTGTGTATCACCAGCTTCTAAAGTAAGTCGTAGTATGCTTAAAGCAATACCATATAAGGCTTTGCCTAGCCCGCGACTGCGATATTGAGGATCGACAGCCACGGTGCTAACTCTCCAAGCCTTTGTTGCATCACGGGTATAAAACAAATCAAGTTCTGCGGCTAATGTATCGCCGTCAAAGATCATAATTTCTAAATCTTCAGGATTGGGCCGACCTATACCGTAGGTAAATCCTGCACCTCCGGGCAACTCTTTTTTCTTTACATCATACTTGGGTGCTGTAAGAGTATCAGCATCACCAAAGTCACCTTGTGGTATGCGGGCTATTTCTTTTAAATTTGATTGACTATCCATGCCTTCGCCGCCATACTGCGGAATCTTGCCAGCTTTATGCAAGGCTTGAACTTGCTTGAACACC